TGCGGACCAGTTGGGCCAGTTGGACCATCTGGACCTTGCGGACCAGTTGGACCATCTGGACCTTGCGGACCAGTTGGACCATCTGGACCTTGCGGACCAGTTGGACCATCTGGACCTTGCGGGCCAGTTAAACCAATTGGACCTTGCGGGCCAGTTGGACCATCTGGACCTTGCGGACCTTGCGGACCTTGCGGACCTTGCGGACCTTGCGGGCCTGTCGCGCCACCGCCAGCACTTAAATCAATTATAGTCGCTCCTATTCTAGCGTATAAAGCATCATCCCATTGAAATTCAATATTATTATCTCCATCAGAAAGAGGAACAGTATATCCATTTGTAGTTTGTTTTTTTATAGCATCAACTACATAAACGTCACCCCCAACTCTAAGATCATTATCTGCTCTTATTGTTCCGCCTACATCTAATGCGTAAGAAGCTCCAGAAGCTTTGCCTGATCCTATTCCTACGTTTCCATCTTTGTGAACAGTTAATCTAAAATTATCTCCAGCTCTTAAAAATACTCGCCCCTCTGCTCCGTCTCCAGCAGAAAGCGTACAAGAACCTGCATTCGCTGCCGCATCGTTTCCTATCAAATTTATTTCAGCTGCGTTTGCGTATCCGTTGACTACGCCGCCAGTCATAGTTAATACTCCAGTATTGTTTTGTCTTCTAATACCATTTGGAGAAGTTATAATTATACCGAATGAATTAGCTGTTGCGTCTCCAAAAGTAGTTCCCCCTTTAATTACGCCTCTTACTTGTACGTTATTAAATTCAGCGTCACCAGTATTTCTCTGGATTCTCCATCCTTGAACTCCAGCTGAAAAATTATTAGAAAGCACATCTGCACCTAAAATCATTCCGCTTGTAGTTAAATCTACAAGAGTCACACCAGTAACACCGGGTGTTTCGACTACGAACTTATCGGCTTGTACTTTAAAACTCGGTGTTTCTTCGTTTGAGAATAAATTAATTGCCCCAAGAATTCTTCCGTCGCCAGTTAACTTGACGCCCCAATTCAAAGCAAGTTGATTATTAATCGCATTATTTCCGCTAACTCTAGCTGATGTTTCGATTATAACAGCTCCTGAAACTGTATCTGTTTTAGCCGAGACTGTTTGAATTTGAGTGGCTAACGCACCGCTGACATTAGCGAACGCAGAACCAGTTTCATCAATTCTCGCGTTTAAAGCTGCGGTAGTACCAGTAAAAGTTGCATTCAAGCTACTAATCTGAGAAGCTAAAGCGCCACTAACATTAGTAAACGCTATACCAGTTCCGTCAATTCTAGCGTTAGCCGCAACATCTTTTCCAGAATAATAAGCGTCTAAAGAAGTTATTTGCGAAGCTAAAGCACCAGAAGCGTTAGTAAAAGTTGTGTTAGTATTTGTGACTCTTGCATCTAAAACTCCACTAGCCCCAGTCATTGCGCTATTTAGCGCGCTAATTGTCGTTGCTAAAGTTCCAGTTGCATCACTAAAAGTTAAAGCTGTATCTGTTATTCTTGAGTTTAAAGTTCCGCTTATGCCGCTAAATGTCGCGCTTATGTTGTTGATTTGGGTAGCTAATGCTCCGCTAGCATCAATAACAACAGCTCCAGAAGCCTCAATTCTTCCCGCTAAAAACCCAGAAAGACCAAGGTTACCACTTGCCGAAAGAACATCAATTCTAGCCGCTAAAGCTCCACTAATATTACTTGCGGTTAAATTTGTTTGAGTAACTTCACTTCTAAAAACACCACTTATTCCCGTTGTTGTAGAATTTAAAGTTTCAAATTGAATAGCCAATGTTCCTGTTGCTGTTGAAAGCAATCCAGTTGCTCCAGAAATAACTGATAGCGAGCTATTGATTCCGTCCGTTGCCCCAGAAACAGCAACGTATTGTGTTTGTAAAGTTCCTGTGGCTACTTTCAAAGCATCAGTTACTTGATTCAAGTATCCTGTAGCCGTATCAAAATAATCGTTTGCTACTTCTTGTTGAGCAAAAGCTTGAGAAATAAATCCAGTGTATTGTTTATAAACAGGATCATCAGCCAATACATAATCAGTTTTTGATGCTGGCATCGCATCTGCAATGCCGTTACTTCCAAACATATCATCTCTAGCAACTCTCTTCATCTTTTTATCTACATTACTAAAGAAGATAAATTGATCTTGAGAATTTAATTGTGTTGCTACTGGAAGTTCTGTTGCTCTTTTGCTCATACTTATATTTACATTAAGGATTAATAGATTCGTTAATATAAACTGCACTTAACGATGGTTGACCATACGATCCTGACATTAATATTCCTGTTGATTCCGAAACTTCAAATGACCAATTAGTCTGAATTGTCGCGTTTCCCCCAATCTGAGGGTTGATTGAATAAGAATCCAAAAACGCATTCTGTATTTTTATTCCTAATTTTGGATTTGATTGCGCGTCTCTAAAAGTAACGTCAAAATTATATCCGCTTACGCTAACGTTTTCTTGCTGTAATTTTTGCGCTAAGTTCTCTGCTCCAAAGGATTCTACTATCGACTCAAGAGATACTGTAGCAACTACTGGTTTTTGAATCTTTCTTGTTGTTGGATAATTACTTCCAAAGCCGTAAAGAGCTTTTCTTTCTAATCCGAGTTGCAAAGAAAACGAAGTGAAGTTTTCAAAGACATGGCCAAAAGAAACTCCGCTTCCTCCGTAAACGCTTTCAGCAGAGATAGACGCTCCAGCATAATAGCATCCATTATCAAAGATTCCTTTGAATCCTGTGGCAACTCTGCTTGATCTTGAGTTGTCGTAAAAATCTATTCCAAACTTTCCTGTTGCGGTTTGTCCAGATGACGCTGTATTTACTGAAGGAAGATAATTTTCAGCAGAGTAATTAGATATTGACGCGTTAGCTCCAACGAATTCGCATGATACTGTGGCTAAGTTATTTACCGCAACTTGCATAGAATAAGAGCCAATAAAAGCGTTACCTATTCCCAACACATTAAATCCGTCCGCGCTTGTTGCCGCCAAAGCGTCTTGCCTCTGATCTTGCGCGATCAAAACGTAAAAGTTTCTATCTCCTGTACTAGAAAATACTGTTGATAGTGGATTTGAGTAAGACGAATTAGACACATTTAACCCTAAATGCTTTTCGTTCCATCCGTCGTTAAGAAGATAATCTACCTTCAAAGAAATATCTGGCGCAAGCTGACTTTCACGAGAAGCGAAAGCAGACGAGCCAATTTGTTTTAAAGGCTGACGATTGACGTTAAAGTTAAATCCATAATTTTGGATAAAGTCTAAACGAGAAATATATTGTCCAGTATTCTTTGACGGTTCAAAAGCTCCTTCTGAACCAACGAACATTTGCTGCATTTCGTATGAAATTAGCTTTCTCATTAGTAAACCTTTCTTGCTCCTAATGGATCTTCGACCATTGAAACTGAAATATCATTAACGTTTTTATAAACAAAAGTATGACTCCATTCAGGAGCGTAAAAGTATTTGTTCTGATTGTATATCTTTGGAAATTTGTATTGGAACTTTCTGAAACCTTGTTTCCCAATCAAGAAGTGAAGAATACATCTCGCCTCTGCGTCAGAAACTCCTTTGAAATCTAATTTTAATGATTTTAAAACATTAGCATGAAGTCCGAAATCTGTTCTTTTAGTGAACGAGTACGGCATTTCTGTTTTAACTACGGATGTTTCTTTTGATACTTGAGTTGGATAAGTTGGCTGAAAAAAGAACTCTTTGCTAAATCTTGAATCGCTTATACCAGTATTTTGCCCAGTAGAAATATCTCCTGTAACATAGTAAAAAGAATCATACATATTGTTAGGATTAACTCCTGTGTTTCTAACAATATCGTATTGACTGTACGCAACTCCTGTAGCGTAGTTTCCTTTTAAAGTATTGCCTGTTACAAAAGGTGCGCTCCAATTTAATAAGCTTGAGGATTGATCTGAATTTAAAGAAACATTAACTGTATGAAGATCATTTTCTTCAAAAGAATTACTAATGTCCGAGCAAAACATATTGATCGGTTTGTATATTTGAGCTGGATCAGTATATTGAAAGTATCCAGTTCCATTTAACGATTCAAAGTAACCAGCAATCTTGCGCGCATCTTCTTGCTTTTTGTTTTCAAACTGCATGTTCATCTCCATTTGCAAATGATTCAAACCTTTTGGCATAACGTGCATATAATTATCTGTTGTAGTATATGACGCTAATTCAGCAGAAAAACTAACAGACATTCCATAAGAAGGCGTAAACGCCAATGACGCTGGAATAGAACCAGTTACGTTTTGATCTCT